ACTGAAGGAACTTGTTGCGAGACATACATGAATGATTATGTCTGTATCCCCATGTGGGATCCCATTTTCGAGATGATGCGCTATCATTGGGTTCATAAGTCAGAAAAGGATCCTGAGCAATTCGTGAAAAATCTTAACCCAGAGCAAGAACGACTATGAGTAGTAAGGTGCTATTTTTAGTTGACATTGGTAATGGTAGATGTGTCAGTCATGATGGATATATCCAAATAGGTATTTTCTCTCATAGTGTAGAGAAGCATCTTGAGTTAAATCCTGAACAAGAATGGCAAGTTACCTATTGGATGCCTGATCCATTCTGTATCAGATATCCGAGAGCAAACTATCAGCATACTATGAAGGCGAATGAAGGTTCTCCTAAGACTGACAATGCTACTGATAGTAGACCAAGAGACTTTCCAGACCAAGCAACAAACAGATTAGAGAGAACATTATGAAGATGTGGGAGACAAAATGCTCTGGGTGTGGTAAGATGACACCAGCGAACCAGTGTCCTCAATTGAGGATGGTTCCCCTTTGCAAACCATGCTGGTTAAAATCTAAGAAATGAAATTTAAAGCATTAGTATTCATTCGACTACGATCGCAGGTTGATGACTCTCCTGGCAATGCTGTGAGAGACGCCTGTAAGCGATTGTCAGAGTTAAACATCAAGAAACTTAGACTTGGTAAGGTGATTGATGTATGGCTGGAGGCAGAGAGCAGAGAGTATGCTGAGAAGGAACTTGAAATGCTATCTGATAGATTTCTTGCAAACACAGTCATGGAAGACTGGGACTACGAACTAACTGAGATTGACACTTTCCCTACAGGTATTGAATAATGGATGATTTTAACGCACCAGGATCTAACAAGAGTTGGATGGATGAAGGTTTTATTAAGTTTAATTCCGAATGGCAACTAAAGAATGTTGTGAAATTATTAGATGCTAAGATCGAACGTTGCCGCGTATACAATAGTGACAACCGAGATGAAATATATAATAAAATAACCATTACCTACAAGGATAAAAACTAATGCAGGCAGTTATCTATTCAAATGGAAGTCAAGAGTGTGAGCGAATGGCATCACTACTCAAGTCTCTCGGAGGTGAATTTCTTGAATATAAACTTAATAGTCATTTTACTCAAAGGGCATTTGAGGCAGAATTTGGTCCTGAGGCAACGTATCCACAGGTATCCTTAGGATACTTGCATTTGGGTAATATGCATGATACACTAGGTTACCTCAAAGAGCATGGAGTTCTCAAATGACTAATGACAAGTGGAACCGTGGATTGGACCTTTTTATTGAAAGTGTCCTTAAACCAGACCATGCTCTGAGGCAGTGTGCTCGTAATCAAGAGTGCTATGATGAACTGATGGGAATTCGTACTGAAGTCCTGGAACAGTTAAAATTATTAAGAAAAAACTAAAGTGTATCGCATTATACACTTGACAACACATAAATACTAGTGGTATAATTACCATACGTTCATCCGAGAGATCGGACGCAAGTAAGTCGCGGAACGGAGCCGTTCATCCCATGCTAGAAGTATTATTTTATACAACACTGACCTGCACTCAAACTGATGCTATCATGCTGAAGATTGAGAACAATGCTAATCTTAACAATCAAGTTAAGATTGAGTTAGTAGAAACCTTAAAGGATTCTGCGCCAGAATGTCAGTGGTATTGGGACGCACACGACTGAAGGAACGGGGATTAAAAACCCTCATTACTTTAGGAGTAACACAATGACTACAATCACATACCGTGGTGTCAAGTATGACGCCGACAGCTACAAGGCAAAGGTTATTGAAGAGCAAAATGCTCATCGCAATCATAATCTTATGTATCGTGGCATCAAGGTAGAACGTAAGTTCGCATCAAAGTCTTAATTTTGGTGCTATAAATAATGTGGAGGGTTCTAAACCCTCCTTTTTACTATGAGGTAACCATGGAAAAAGATAGGTTAAAGTCAATAGTTCAAAATTTAAAATTAGTCATAGAGACGTTAGAATCAGAAATATATTCAGACGTGAAAGCGTATACCGATACTAGGGAAAATTACGATGATCCCATTGAATATCTTAATAATGATGACGATGACGGTTACCCCGATTGATTGTTACAGCACCCTTGACAGGGTGCTTTTTTATTGCTAGAATAACTCTGTAGTGTTTCAAACATAGAATGACTGTTAAGCTTATTTCCGTTACCCCAGATGCTGAAAAACATATGGCATATTGTGCTAGGGTGTCAAATCCAGCAAATCAGGATAATGAGAAGTTCAGTGGTCTTCTGAAGTATTGTATTAAGCATCAACACTGGAGTATTTTTGAGCAGGCATATATGACTGTTGAAATTGAGACGACTAGAGCAATCGCGGCTCAAATTTTGAGGCACCGTTCATTTACATTCCAAGAATTTTCCCAACGTTATGCTGATAGTTCCTTACTCGGTCCGAAGATCCCCCTACCGGAACTCCGTAGGCAAGACACCAAGAATCGTCAGAATTCCATTGATGATCTGGATGCGTTTGATGTTCAAAATATGGAAATCCAAATGACAACATTATTTGATTCAGCAATGGCACTATATCAACAGATGCTTGAGCGTGGCGTGGCAAAAGAATGTGCTCGTAATGTGCTTCCTCTCTGCACTCCCACAAAAATCTACATGACAGGCTCAGTTCGGTCATGGGTACATTATATTGATTTAAGGTCCGCCCATGGCACTCAGAAAGAACATATGATTGTTGCTGAAGGTGTCCGTGATATTTTCAAAGAACAGTTCCCCGCAGTATCAGAAGCACTTGAATGGTAAATGTAATTCGTCTAAGGGTCATAGGTAGTGCGCTCGTCATTGTTGCCTACTTCATTGTCCTTCATGTAAATGTATTAGTTGGTGTGGGCGCTCACTTCGTTGCGGATCTTATTTCAATTCCTTACTTCATAAGGACAAAATCATGGGATGTGGTTATAATGTTAGCATTCCTACTCTTCATTTCGTTATCTAAGTTACTATGAATATCTTTGTAACTGACTCCAGTCCATACAAGTCTGCTGTTGTTCTTCCTGACAAGCACATTGTCAAGATGCCATTAGAGACCTGTCAGATGCTTGCTATCGTATGCTCTGACAAATGGGGTCATGGGTTTGGTACTATTCCTAAAGCAGACGGTACACCTTATGCTACTGAAAAGGGTGCTTTTCGTAATCATCCATGCACTATCTGGGCAAATAATTTTGTGCTAAACTGGCAATGGTTACTCGCTCATGGTCTTGCTATGTGCGATGAATACACTGCTCGCTACGGTAAGGTCCACACCTGCTTCAATACTCTTCTAGCAGCGAAGGACATACTGCCTACCGGTGATCCTCAAGGACGCTCAGGGAAGCATACAACGCCATTTGCGAGGGCAATGCCTGAGGAATACAAACTCGACACCAACATAGATACATTTACCGCATATAAAATGTATATTGCGAGTAAACCATGGGTCAAAGATAACTATCTAAGACTTCCTCATCGTAAACCAGACTGGATTTAATTATGCCAACTTACAACGTTAAAAATTTAAAGAATGGAGACACTTTAGAACTTAGTCTATCCATTTCTGCTTATGAGCAATGGAGAAAAGATCATCCTGATTGGGATAAAGACTGGAGTGCTGGTGGGTTTGGGGGAACTATATACGGTGAACCTAAACAATCAGAAGGTTTTAAAGAAGTGATGCAAAAAGTACAAAAGCGTCACCCCGGTGCTAACTTATCCCGTTATACTTGATCTTATGCCTAGAAAAAGAAATTCTGCTCCAGTTGCTTCAGGTATGTCTACCAAGCAGATGAAGAGAAGGAAACCAATTAATAGTGAATATCTTAAAGGTATTGAACCTCTCACTGAGAACCAAGAAAAGTTCTTTCATGATTATGGTTTAGATCAGAATATGTTTGCATATGGTGCTGCTGGTACAGGTAAAACTTTTATTGCTCTCTATCTGGCACTTAAAGATGTATTAGACGAAAACAGTCCATATGAAAAAATCTATATTGTCAGGTCTCTGGTCGCTACACGCGAAATCGGTTTTCTTCCTGGAGATCACGAAGATAAGTCTTCGCTCTATCAGATCCCATATAAGAACATGGTGAAGTACATGTTCAAGATGCCAGATGACAATTCATTTGAACTCTTGTATACTAACCTTAAGGCACAGGGAACTGTGTCATTCTGGTCTACCTCATTCATTCGTGGTACTACATTTGATAATGCTATTCTTCTGATTGATGAAGCACAGAACCTAAACTTCCATGAACTTGATAGTATCATTACCCGTGTCGGTGAGAACTCTAAGATTATGTTCTGTGGTGACGTAGTTCAGACTGATCTAGTCAAACAACATGAGAAAAATGGCATTATTGATTTCATGAAGATCCTAGAGGACATGAAAGAGTTTAGTTTAATTGAATTTGGTGTCGATGACATCGTTCGTTCTGGTCTAGTTAAATCGTATCTTGTAAGTAAAATGGGGCTTGGTCTTTAGTATGTTTAATCATGTTGGTAATTCTTTAAGTGAACTTCCTGATCCCACTACAGTAAATGGAGTGCGATATTATTGTACTCCTAGTGGTAAGAAACTCCCATCAATCACGTCTATCACATCATTGAAATCTCGTAAGAGTATTGCTGAGTGGCGCAGACGTGTTGGTGATGTAGAAGCAAATCGTATCTCTAAGCAAGGTACTGATCGTGGTACTAAGTATCATGCATATGCCGAAGATCATTTCAATAATATTGAAGTGAAACCAAAGGATCTTATGGAACAGATCAGTAAACCATATCAATTATTTGAGAATTCCCTTCCTTATTTTGAGGACATAAATAATATACACGCTCTTGAAGCACCACTGTATAGTGAATATTATGGTCTTGCTGGTCGAGTAGATTGTATTGCTGAATACCAAGGCGAACTAGCAATTGTTGATTTTAAAACATCACGTAAGCAGAAACCAGAGAAATGGATTGAACATTACTTCGTTCAATGTGCTGCCTACGGTGCTTTGTATCATGACCTCACTGGTATTGAGGTAAAGAAACTCGTCATTATCCAAGCATGTGAGGATGGTGAGGTGCAATTATTTCAGAAGTATGATACAATGTATTATATGAAATTATTGGAGCAGTACATTGATGAGTTTATTAACTATCACAAGGGAGAAAAGTTTGCCAATGTCTAAGGAAAACCTTAATGACATTTTGGAACAGAAATTTATGACTGCTGCTAAGTTCTCGATGGAAATTGAGAACTTGAAAAAAATCAGTAACGGCACAATGAATTACATTGAATGTATTATTCATTTCTGTGCCGAAAATAACATTGAAGTTGAAACTGTTTCTAAATTAATTTCAAAACCACTGAAAGAAAAATTAAAGTATGATGCTCAACGTCTCAACTACATGAAGAAGTCTTCTAAGGCACGACTTATTCTATGATCGTTGAAACTTTAACTGATCCATTTCCGCATGTAATTGCTAAAAACTTTTTTGAACCACAAGAACTTAAGTTAATTTGGGAAGAACTAAATTTTTTCACTAAACCAAATAAATTGTATGCCCCCGATAAGTTTGGTGGAGTTTCATCTAAGACAAACTCCAATGCGGTTATCATAGATGATGCATTTAATAACCCAATGCATTCAAATATTTTATCTCTACTTAGGTTTGATAGTAATACTACCGATAGGTTTAAGCATTTAATTACTGAACTAAAACAATCTAATTATACATGCAATCACTTTCATCGTGCTGCGGTAACATTAACTAAACTCAGATATTATCATGATGGAGCACATTATTCTAAACATTTAGATATTAAATTTGCTTTCTTGGCATTTATGTATTTCTATAAGGAACCTAAGCAGTTTACAGGTGGTGAATTATTTTTTGATAATGGGTATCAATATGGTTGTGAGAACAATTCAATTATATTAATCCCTTCATATGTTTCTCATGGCGTGACTAAAGTTAGCATTAATGATGAAAACTTTTTTGGTGGATTTGGAAGGTATTGCGTTTCAATGTTTTTTGATTACAGAAGAGATGTTTCATGACCGCGTTTGAGTCCTATAAAATGTATGTCGCACTGAAGTTACACTTCACTACCGACAGTTATGATTACTTCAAATTCCATGGCAAAACTAGAGTAACGGAAGCAAACTTCGAGAAAAGGAAGGACCGTTACTTTTTCAAAAAACTTACTAATCGTAAGAAAGATGACGAGATCCTTCCATATTTCGTCTCAAATTTTGTTGCAGATCCAGCAGGTTGGATTGGTAACATGGTAAGAAATAACGGTGATGATAATTATCGTGCATGGAAGAAACGAATGGAAAGTCTGCACTACACCTTCAGTGAAGATGTAGATTTCATTCTACAGCAGGTAAATGAATTCGATCAGTTATTCGTTGTAACTGAAACACATCCTCAGTTACTTAAATACCTTCTGGGTAGTAAAATATCAATGGAGACATTTGTTATCCTTGATAAAATTCTGAACTTTATCCCACAGTTTGATAACAAAATTACGGAACACCTTGTATGGAAAGATGTGAGGAGAACCGTTCTTAAGTATGCTCCATTTATAACTGTGGATACTGTTAAATATAAACATACATTAAAGGAAAAAGTATTAGATCACCAATGTCTTTCTTCGATTCAAAAATAGTACAACAAGAAGCTCAAGAGATTAGTCTTAAGCAGCAAGAAATCGTCAATAGGATGCCATTTATTCCTATGATGACATCAGACGATCGTATAGATTTTTTTGATGCGATGCTGGAACTGATCGAGCGCCAGAAAATTTTCTATATGAGATTAAATCTTTCTGATGATCCTATGGCAAAGGAACTGAAGGAAGAATTCCGTCGTGCTGCCAAGGTTCTTGGCATGGATGCTGATGGTCTTGACATGTTAGGGATCTATGATAGTTTCCGTGAAAACATGGAGAATGTCCGTCAGCAGGTGCTTGACGGCGAACTCTAAATAGTGTATGATGATCCTGTTGGGACATCATAATCCAACAAATACAAAAATCCGAGGTAATACGAATGTCTTTTGCTGATCTTAAAAACAGCTCTAAATTTGGTTTTGATCGTCTGAATAAGGAGATTGACAAACTCCAAGCCACTGGTGGCAGTTCTGACGAACGTTTCTGGAAACCTGAAATGGATAAGTCAGGTAATGGTTACGCTGTAATCCGTTTCCTTCCTGCTCCTGATGGTGAAGATCTTCCATGGGCGAAGGTCTGGTCTCACGGTTTCCAGGGCACTGGTGGATGGTATATTGAAAATTCACTCACCACTCTTGGTGGTAAGGATCCTGTCTCAGAACTTAACCGTACTCTGTGGAACAGTGGTCTTGATAGCGATAAGGAAATCGCTCGTAAGCAGAAGCGCAAACTCTCTTACTACGCTAACATCTATGTTGTAAGCGATCCTACTAATCCTTCTAACGAAGGTAAGGTCTTCCTCTACAAGTTTGGTAAGAAGATCTTTGATAAGATCCAGGCAGCAATGCAACCTGAGTTCCAAGATGAAACTCCTATCAATCCTTTTGACTTCTGGCAAGGTGCTAACTTCAAACTGAAGATCCGTAAGGTTGAAGGTTACTGGAACTACGATAAGTCTGAGTTTGCTACTCCTTGTCTGCTCGATGACAAGACTGATACTGAACTGGAAGAACTGTGGCGCAGTCAGCACTCCTTGAATGAGTTCATGGATGCTAAAAACTTTAAGTCCTACGAAGAACTGGAAAGTCGT